AATGTCCGTGGAAAAACTAAACAAACTCTCGCAGCTCAGTTCTTTGAGCGATGCAGAGACATCCTTACCAGAGAGAAGGTACGGTTCAATGACAAAGTGGTTGTACAAGTCATCCAAAAATACTTCCCAGACTTCAGAAGAACACTCAACGAACTCCAAAGATATAGTTCAACAGGTTCTATCGATACTGGAATCCTCGCAACGCTAGGTGATGCTAAGATAGATTCTCTTACAGGGTATCTAAAGAATAAGAAGTTTAATGATGTAAAGAAGTGGGTTACTCAGAATATTGATAGTGATCCTCAATCTATCATGCGTAAATTGTATGATAGTTTATCTAGTGTTATGGAAGGACCAAGTATTGCTGCAGCAGTTTTAATTATTGCAGAGTATCAATACAAGTCTGCCTTTGTTGTAGATCAGGAGATTAATCTTCTTGCATGTTTAACACAATTGATGGTTGAGTGTGAATTTAAATGAGGCATAGTAAACTACGTCCCCAAGTTATAAAAGAGTGGGCAGTTCCTGGTGGTAAACCAGGGATACTGTACCATGAAACTGTAAGTGATGGGACTGCGTTAAAGGATGAGATAAAAAGACTTGAAAGATGTGGTGAGTTATATTTGTATGAAGAGTATGATGGTACTGATGCTAAAGGAGCACCCCAGACTGTTAGAAGAATAGATCCTAATAGTACTAAACCTTGCAGGTGTTGTGGTGTTATTAAACCTCTAAGTGAGTTTAAACAAGAACTTAAGAGGATGGCAGATGGATCGAGAAATATTTGTACTCCTTGTTATAGTTTAAATTGTAGTTGGGCAGGAGAGTTTAGAAAGAATTTTAAAAATAATACTCCTAAAGAAGATTGGCCAACTGCTTGTGAATGCTGTGGAGCAGAGGTTGGATTTGATAAGTTACATGCAGATCATGATCATAAAACTTTTGAGTTTAGAGGATGGTTATGTTCTTATTGTAATAGAGGGTATGGATCTATAGGTGATACTGTAGAAGCTGCATTAAGACTTTATAATTATGCAAGAGGAATTAAAAATCCTCCTCGTGTAGTTGATTCTAAACCTAAAGTGGTTGCACCATTAAATCCTTTAGAACAATTACTATGAAGATAGATTTATTTGAGTATCCATGTTTTCAATATCAGATTCCTAATTGGGAAATTTCTGTGAAGCAGACGATATACAATAGAATAAGTTGTTCTAAATTTAAAAGAGATTCATTAGATAATTTTTGGACAGATAGAGGTAATGGTGATTACTGTCGTTACATTCAAGATTTAATACTTCCCCAACTTAGTATGTTCTGTGCAGAGGCACAGATCACTTGTCATATGACAGATGCTTGGACTGCCAAGTATGATAAAGGTGATTATCAATTACCACATAATCACCGTTCTTTGGGTTTTAGTGCTATAATATACATAGAATATGATCCTAGTGTTCATACTCCAACGTGTTTTATTGCACCGTGGCAAGACCCAAGATGTGATAAAACAATTTTAAAATTTTCGGATGTGGGTGAGGGATCTATTATAGTATTTCCTAGTTCCACTCTGCACTTCGTTCAACCTAACGAATCGGACAAATGTAGAACGATTCTATCATTCGATCTTTTACCCGATGAAACCAGTTACTAATCAAGACATTATGGAGGAATTAAAGGTGAGTAAAAAAGAAGCAAAACTTCGTGCCCAAGTAAAGAGTAGATTTTATTATATGTTCTGGGGTGCTGCAACTGTATCTGTATTTGTAGGACAGATGTATGTTGGATCTGGTTATCGTCAGATGTCAGAATCGTTTAACCGTATCATGGATGCTATTGTTGTACAGATAGAAGAGGGACCAAGGTTCTATTAATATGTCAGAGATACCAAGTGACCTTTGGGAAGACATGGATAAACTTAATATGCTCTATGAAGAGTTGTGTTGGGGGAATTTTGATATATTAGAATTTAAAGCAGATTATAAAAATAATCAAATTATAATCAGAAACAAAACTATGGACTCACGTGAATGAAATCTTTAAAAACTCCTCTTCGTTATCCTGGTGGGAAGTCTCGTGCTATCACAAAGATGGCACAATATCTACCAGATTTAACAAAGTATAAAGAATACAGAGAACCATTTTTAGGTGGTGGATCTGTTGCTTTATACATGACAAAAACTTATCCTCACTTAGAGGTATGGGTAAATGATCTGTATGAACCTTTAGCAAATTTTTGGCAAACCTTACAACATGATGCTGATGAAATTACGAAAAGACTCAGAACTTTTAAAACATCGTACCCCACCCCAGATAGAGCAAGAGAACTTTTTATCGAGAGTAAAGAACTGGTTAACGATGCCAGAGCCAGTCTCATTACCCGTGCTGTTAGCTTTTATATTGTTAATAAGTGTTCTTTCTCTGGTCTCACCGAATCGAGCTCCTTCTCCAAACAAGCCTCAGACAGTAACTTCAGTCTACGAGGCATAGAAAAGTTACCAGCGTATTCAGAGTTAATAGAGGATTGGAAAATAACTAATCTATCTTATGATGAGATGGTGACTGATGATAAGAATGTATTTACTTATCTTGATCCTCCTTATGAGATTGGAATACCTATCTATGGGAAGAGAGGTGAACTACACAAGTACTTTGATCACGATACCTTTGCCAAAGAATGTGATGGACATACTAATCATATGATGATATCATACAACAGTAGTCAGGTTGTACGAGATCGATTTAAGGATTGGAATGCTGCTGAGTTTGATTTAACTTATAGTATGCGTACTACAGGTGACTACATGAAAAAACAAGCAGAACGTAAAGAGCTAGTACTAACGAACTATGGCGTATGATGATCGGTATCCATTAAAAGAATATCTCAACAGTATTAATCTGAGTAAGAGAGATCTTATGGAAGAAGATCCTGGTTGGGAAAAAAACTATCCTCCCTATGTCATTAACAAATGCCTGTCGAGCCATTTGGACACACTAGCATTTGCTAATGAGATGAATAGATATCCTAATTTGGATAAGCGTTTACAATATTCTTTTTTTCTAAATACTGTGAGACCCAAGAAGCGATTCTCTCCTTGGGGTAAAAAGGAAAAGGTGAAGGATCTTGAAGTTGTTAAACAATACTATGACTATAGTAATGAAAAGGCAAAACAAGCATTAAGGATCTTATCTCCCGACCAACTCAATTACATTAAAGAAAAACTGAATAGAGGGGGTAAGAAATGAATGAGATTATGTGGACTAAGGATGATATGGTTGAGGTCAACCTCAAAGAACCAGACGATTTCCTTAAGGTTCGTGAAACACTTACCAGAATTGGTGTAGCTTCTCGGAAAGAAAAGAAACTATATCAGTCTTGTCATATCCTTCATAAGAAGGGACAGTATTACATAGTACATTTTAAAGAACTATTTGCTCTTGATGGGAAGAAAGCAAACCTATCAGAGAATGATGTACAGAGACGTAACAGAATTATTAGACTACTTTCTGATTGGGGTCTTGTAGTAGTTGTAAAGGATAGTGCAATCCTTGATGCAGCACCATTAAGTCAGATTAAAGTAATTGCTTATAAAGAAAAGAGTGAATGGACTCTTGAGTCCAAATATAATATTGGTAAGAAGAAGCAGTCTTCAGATTGATATATACTATAGTCACAAATACTTTTCATGGCGGAAGAGGTAAAAGAAGAAGTTCTAGAAGAAGAACATTCTGAAGAAAAAAAGAAAGGCTTCTTTGGTAAAGCAAAAGATGCTTTACTACCAGATGCTGAAGAACAAGCAGCAATCATCTCCACTGCAGTGAGAATCACTGTCCTTGCCTGGAGCGGAGGAATACTCACATTGAACTACGTTGCTATACCAGGAGTTCCTCAACAAAAAATAGATCCAACTTTTATAGCTTCGGTTTTCACTGGAGTTTTAGCTAGCTTCGGGATTCAGACAGCATCCAAGAAGGGTGATGGTACTATGAAGATGGATAAGAATGGTAATCCTGCAGGTAGTGCTCCTCCTGTTACTGCGAAGGACATAGAAGCAATTATAGCGAAATCTGGACCTACTCAAACTATTCGTATTGAGCAAGCACCTCTTAAAATAGTTGGTGTCTCAACCGAAGACGATAAACCTTACAA